CTCACCTAAATGCTGGGCCGGGGGGTTGTTACACCCCCCGGCCGCAGCACCCACCTACTGTTATGTAGGACCCCATCCAATTAAGGCATAGGGTTTTACCGGGTTACCCGATCTCATCATGATAAATGAGATAAGGTGTCCAAGTAGTTGGTTCAAGCCAGTCAGGCTGAGGTGCTAAGTAGCACTTACCGACCTTGACTGGATCACTCACTAGGGGAGTACGGACATCAGATGATGGATCCGTCTCTATCAACACTCCGCGAACGAAACGTTGAGTACCTAGACGACCAGAGGTTAACCACCACAATAAAGTAAGTGTGTTAACCATTTTGACCTCTCTCTTTCGGTGTGCAATCCTTTTGCAAGGCTTGTCACCGGTTACCAGCGAATCAATAGACTCAATTAGCTGGCCACCGTGAAGGTGGAGTGGGATCAAAGCAGAGTACTTCTTGTGAAAACGAGCGAAGGTGTCGGTTATAAAGAAACCGTATCCCCGACCGTCCCATTCGAGTACCTGATTCAGAAGCCGAATTAAATCAGACTTCTTCCTGATTGGTTCTCTCACATAGAAAGGAGTGATATCCACAGAGTTATGGTAATGTCCGCCGCAAGATTCGCGGAAGACACCAGTCCAGGCGCTCTTCTCGGAGTTCATTAGAAAACCGAAGAAGAAAAAGATGCGCTTAAGACGTGGTGTTACCCCGTTAGGGGCAATTATATCATCACCATAAACAGAAATGGTACCTTTAATACTGGATTGCCAGCAGACTGCGCGTGTTATTGCGTAGAATAGCAAACTTTCCAACTCAAAGGTGAAACCATTACCCATAGAAGAGAACATCTCCAATTCGTGGATTTGTCCGTCGACTAGGGTTTCCTTTACTCGAAGATCGTCCAGCAATGACCACCACTCAAAAGGTAGCAACTCAATTATGAGCTGCCTTGAGATGGAGTCGGAAGCTGAACTAAGATCAATTGTAGCAAGCTGCTTCTTAACAGCCTGCCTCGCAAGATCTCGATTTCGACTTTGATCGTTAAGATCAATGCCGATTCGCTTCAAGTTCCTACGAATGTGGTTACCCACACTGCGTTGGAGGAACATATTGACCTCAGGCTCTTTACAAGCCACCCGGTCAATATCTGAGGACTTAGGAACCGTAAATAGACTCGACTGTTCACGTAACTCGATCTCCTGATCATCAAGGATGGTATCTTTTACCACCTCATGCCAGTGAGTTTGAGCTGCGAACGAGCCGTGTGCTTTACCGGTAAATTTATCCGCCGCGGCTGTGACACCGCGGGGGACTCGAGTAGAGGCCCCATTAGTATGCATACCAGACATAAGAACATCTGGATAATGCAAGGGCCCTAGAATGTCAGAAATTATCAATCGGACTTTAGAACGGAGGTTTCCCCACGTCGTCCAACCAAAATCCATTTCTGGATCCGCAAGCATCAGCCTGCGGTTTGTTTCTGCATTCCGTACCTCGGTAGCTAACCATTTTTCAATGGCTGCCATACGCCGAACATCGGGAGGTGTCGTCTTACTGTCACAATACTTGCTAAGGTATTGCTCCGCAAGGTAGCGTCCTTTGGCGCCCTCGTCGCGAACAGAATCAACTGCCGCTGCGAGATCGTTGAGAACGGACACACCAATGTGCTCCGGTAGGAAATCCTGGAAACTGTTGTTCCCAGGCTTCTTTTGACGTTTTGTTGTCATTAGTAGTCTCCTTATGGATGACACTTACCCCCACTATGGGGATAAGCCTAATTCACTCAAAAACTTCCCGCCACTCTTTGATTAGCATCTGATTAATTTCCAGTATGAACTGGTTTTCGTCAGTAGCTAGTTGGGTAGACACAATTGTCGACCCTAACAAAAAGAGGGCTCCTGCAATCACCAAAAGCAAACGCTTTGGTTTAGATACAAGAGAAAGGAGTTTTCTCAAAATACGAAGCGCTTGTAAGCGCGACATATCTCAATAGACACCTTCAAGGTCAACGAGACAACCGTTTACTAGGGTCTTAGAAGACCCCAGAGCATCGGCTAGCAAGCCGATTAGGTTATCTCGCTCTTGAGTTGACGAACTCTGATCAAAAGTAACTTGCAAGTCTGCATAAGCAGTGCGAGTAACTAGCGGAGAGTCGACGCTGTCGATAGTCTGAGTGACTACGACAGGCATAGCCATGCGTAACCGGCCTTTATACTTAGTGCCGGCGCGACGCATCGAGATGGAGAGAGTGTTCTCCCCAAGGGGGACGCCACTTGATTCACCACATACTCCAATGCCGTTGTCTTTCGACCGCGGTGTGAAGGTATGGGTTACTGGTGTCGTTTCGCGATCATCGATCGCGATGCTTTGAAGTTCTGGCATATAGCTAGATTCCTTCTGTAGTTGTTGAAGTGTAAATATCTATCTGACTTTTGAAGCGGAGCCACCTTAACGGTGAAAACCCCTCCCACTCAGTATGAGTGCAATAGCAGATACACTATGTGAAGTTGAAAAGCCCCACTTTACGTATGGGACCGGTGTCAACGCGCCAACGATTCGTTCGCGGTGCATCGATCGATAATGTACTTCCAGACACTCTACGGTACCTCCGGTGACAGATTCGCCACCGAGGGGATAACCCTCAGAGTAATAAGCCTTAAACGCAGCATTTGCGTAGCTAGTTCTATAGCCGCCCACTTGTTGGACGCCCATATGGCTAGGGCCTAGTGCTTGTAGGAAAGTGCCAACCGGCACGAACCAATCAAACACGAACGAAAAGGGTACTAACTCCCAAGCCACGAGGCCGGGATTCGTAACACCTATACTTGAAAGGAGATATAAAAGCTCGTCATTTATGCGGTAGTAGATTTTAGTTTCTACACCCATTCTAACGCCGCCTTCCATCCGGTCCGCCCCTTGGGGTTTACCCGGATGCATCCATGCAAGTCTTCGCACGACTGAAAGTGTCGGAGGATATTTGGTCCACTCGGTTTTTAGGGCATCGATAAGCCCATGGATATCCCTTAAAAAGGGCATCCAACCGTATTTAATAGCGAGCCAAAACCTTGCTGGTGTAAGATAGCGGTATTTACGCCAAAGTCGGGGGTCTAACCCCAAGGCGTTTAACGCTTCGTAATACTTACGTCGCCTAACAAAATGCCAGGCTTTTACGACAATAATCACGGATTTAGCTATCAACCCATACGTTTTATGGGCTTCAGCTAACATAACACCAAGTTGAAAATCTCCGTAAGGCAGTTTTGCAACTGCCTCAGCGTAGCATCGATTCTTGGTATTGGTAGGAACAATTGGGGTCCGTTGACTTACGTTATAAGTCCCGAACCCGTATACGTTTCCACCACCGTGACGTCCCGAACTACTTGTCCCTTCATATTCCCACTCAGTGGAAAATGTCGTGGACGTATAGTGATAGGGATGACCCTTGCACTTCCCGAAAAACGACGCGTAGTCCGTCGGATACCGAAAGCCTTTTATCCAAGGTTGGATGGTTATTTCCGATCGCTGCGTTCGTGAGAACGTGTGAACCGAAGTTCCGCTCAATGGGTACTGTGGCAATTTAACTCGCCATTTTCTCCAGGGAACGGCCCCATCTTGTGTCTTATTGTCTCGCAAAGTTCTTTCCTCCTAAGTCTACCGGCACTATGCCGTTTTCATATAGACTTTGGGTGATGGGCCAACGAGATATTGACGCATCTAATGTGGATGACTTGGTTTTGTCATACCACGACGTGCTAACTACGCACGGCCTTACTACATTCCAGAGACCAGTCGAAACTGGCCTCTAGATTAACAACTAACGATGCCTACACCATAGTGGTGCATTAGGTAACAGAAAGCGATCCGATAGTATGGTGATTAGCTTCCGGTAATTCGCCGGCTTGCTTAAGGGGATACGTTACCCCACATAATCATATATCCATTACTCCGGTAGCGAAAGGTTACTTAGCGCTCCAGCTGACTTCAGAGAGTTACTCTGAAGCCACTGGGGAGGGTTAGTTGATAGTAGTAAGTGTCCCCCTTGGGG